GCGGACGAGCGGGCGCGGATTATCGCGAGTTTCCCGGCGCATGAACGCGATGCCAGGTCGAAGGGCATTCCGACGCTGGGCTCCGGCCGCGTGTTCCCGGTCGACGAGGAAGTGATCAAGGTGGCGCCGTTTCCGATCCCGGCGCACTGGCCACGGCTGTGTGCGGTCGATTTCGGCTATGACCACCCATTTGCCGCGGTGTGGCTGGCCTTCGACAACGACACCGGGATCATGTACGTCACGGACTGCTACAAGATCCGCGAGCAGACGCCGGCGACGCACGTCGATGCCATGAAGCCGCGCTGCGGTGGCGGCGAAAAGCCGTGGATGCCCGTCGCCTGGCCGCATGACGGTCACCAGCATGAGAAGGGCAGCGGCATCATCCTGCAGCGCCAGTACGCCGATCGCGGCTTGAACATGCTGGTGCAGCACGCCCAGCACGCGCCGGAAGGCACGCCGGACGAGACCAAGGCCATACGTCAATCGGTCGAGGCTGGCGTGCTCGGCATGCTGGATGACATGAACGCGGGACGTCTCAAGGTCTTCGCGCACCTGTCCGATTGGTTCGACGAGTTTCGTCTCTATCACCGCAAGGATGGCCAGATCGTCGCGCTGTACGACGACGTTCTCAGCGCGACGCGCTACGGCTGGATGAGCAGGGACTTTGCCAGGGTCGCCCCGGTCGAGCAACGCCAGGCGAAACCACGTCAATACAACTGGAGACTGATGTAAGCCATGGGCGATATGAGCGAACAGGCAAGACTCGATCAGGCGGGAGAAGGCGGGCGCATTGTGTCCGCCTCGTCGGCCAAGATCGATGTTGCCGACGAAATGACGCCCGCCGAGTTCGCGAACATCATTTCGGAGGTCCAGGAGCAGCCGGCGTGGCGCACCAATGCCGACATCGAGGCCGACTACTACGACGGCAATCAGCTTGATTCCGAGACGCTGGCGGCCATGAAAGAGTTGGGCATGGCGCCCATCATCGAGAACCTGACGGCGCCGACCATCGATGCAGTGCTCGGATTGGAAGCCAAGACGCGGCTCGACTGGAAGATCGCCACCAACGCCGACGAGGACTTTTCCGAGGTCGCCGAGGCGATGAACTACCGGATGAAGCAGGCCGAAACCGAGACCATGGCCGATCGCGCGTGTTCCGATGGCTTCGCCGCGCAAGCCAAGGCCGGTCTGGGCTGGGTGGAAGTTGCTCGGGAGCACAACCCTTTCCTCTACCCGTACCGTGTCGGCTACGTCCATCGCAACGAGGTCTTCTGGGACTTCCGCGGCAAGCGCCCCGACACGCTGGACTGGCGCTGGCTGGTGCGCAAGCGCTGGCATGACGTCGATGTCGTGGAAAAGGCGTTCCCGGACAAGGCTGAATTGCTCAAGCTGTCCTGCGCCGGCTGGTCCGGCATGGATCCGACCATGCTGATCGATGGCGGGCGCAGCACTGGTCTGGCCATGGACTACGGCCGCGAGCGCGGCTGGACACATGAAGAGCAGGAGTGGCGCGACACCTTCCGCAAGCGGCTCTGCCTGTCAGAGGTCTGGTACCGGCGCTGGATTCGTGGCCATGTGCTGAAGACGCCTGACGGCCGCGTGATCGAGTTCGACCGCCGGAACCGCGACCACATCGAAGCCGTGGCCTACAACCTGGTGCAGGTTCAGTCGGCGCTCTACACCAAGGTGCGGCTGGCGTGGTTCGTGGGACCGCACAAGCTGGCCGACATGCCGACGCCGTACAAGCACGACAAGTTTCCGTATGTGCCGTTCTTCGGCAAGCGCGAGGACATGACCGGCGTGCCTTACGGCCTGATCCGTGCCATGAAGCCGCTGCAGGACGAGATCAACGCCCGCAACACCAAGATGATCTGGTTGCTGGCCGCCAAGCGCGTCAAGATGACCGAGGGTGTGACCAAGGATTCGCCGGAAACGGTACGACGCGAAGCCGCGCGGCCCGACGCTATGCACGTTCTGGATCCGAAGGCGATAGCGCAAGGCGGCATATTCGAGGTCGAAACCGACTTCCAGCTGAACAGCCAGCAGTACAGCGCGCTGGTCGACAAGCGCCAGGCGCTCAAGAACGTCGCCGGCGTTTACGCCAGTTTCGAGGGCAATCAGAAGGGGAGCATTTCAGGGGTTGCCGCCAACACGCTGGTCGAGCAATCGACACAGACGCTGGCCGAGATCTTCGACAACTATCAATTCGCGCGGCGTCAGGTGGGCGATTTGCTGATGTCGCTGATCATCGAGGACATCGGCGACAAGCCGACAGCGATCAACATCGAGAACGAGATCAACGGCACCAAGACCGTGAAACTCAATGTGCCGACGCCGCATCCGACCGACCCGAACCAGACCATTCTCACCAACGACGTGCAGCGCGCCCGGCTCAAGGTGGCGCTGTCCGACGTGCCAGGCACTGCCAGCTATCGAGAACAGCGCTTCCTGCGCTTGACCGAACTGACCAAGAGCCTGCCAGAAAACCTGCAGATGCTGGTGATCGACTTCGTGATGGCGGCCAGTGACGACCCGCAGCGCAGCGAGATCGTGAAGCGGTTGCGTAAGGGGCTGAACCTTGGCGACCAGGAGCCACCCAAGACGCCGGAAGAGCAGAAGGCCGCTGACGAAGCCAAGGCCGCCGAAGAGCAGGCCGCGGCATTGCAGCAGCGCGCCGTCGAGCTGGACCTCGCCGACAAGCAGGCGAAGGTGGAGAAGACTACTGCCGAGGCAGCTCGAGCCAAGGCGCAGGCCGAAGCCACGGCAGCCGGTCCGGTCGATGCGGCCATGATCAAGGACTTGACCGAGCAAGTAGCCGTGCTGGCCGAGATCGTCGGCAACATCGGCGCCAGACTTCAATAACGGAGACCCGACATGAAGATCCGCAAAGTAACCGCCCTGATCGACACCACCGGCCCGGACATTTCAGGGCTGGTCGTCCAAATGCTCGCCGGCACGACGCATCTGGTATTCGAGCGCGACGTCGAATACTTCTCGGCGCACCCCGACGCCTTCACGGTGAGTGCCGCCTACACGACGGTCGAGGCACTGCTCGCCGCGCTGATCACCAGTCAGGGTGCGCTGACGCTTTCCGCGCCGCCGGTCACCACGTCGGGCAACGGTGCCAAGAACGGCGCGACGGTTTCCGTGGTCGAGCAGGGGGACGGTGTGCTGCACAAGACCGTCCTGACCTGTACCGCGACGCCGCTGACCTTCGGCGACGAAGCCGGGCAGGGGCAATACGGTGGCGTCAAGGTCTATGACTTCCCGCCCGGTCTCATCAACATCATGGGAGCCGTGATCGACGGTGCCGTGACGCTGACGGCGCCAGCAATCAACACCTGGAACGGCGACATCGGCCTGGGCGTCGAGGCGCCGACCGATCATCAGGACGCGGCCAACAAGACGGGGCAGATCATGCCCAAGGTTTCCACCACTACGGCGGTGGCGAAGGTGGCCACCACCGACGCGGTATCGGTGGCGACGGCTCTGACCGAAAGCGGCGCGCGCTGGCGCGACGGCACCGCTACGGCGATCGACTTGTTCCTGAACCTGCTGATCGACGACGACGCCGCGCACGACAACACCATCACCGGCACCTTCACCGGGACCATCACCGTGCTCTGGGCCAACCTGGGCACCACGGCATAACGATTTCTACGCACGGCCAGCGATAAGGCCACCAAGAGCAGGCCGCCTCCGGGCGGCTTTTTCGTTTCCCACATCCTCCTACGCAGCCCAGCGAGACGGGCCGCGGCGAATACCCGCGACGGAGAAACAGCGATGCAAACCCCTGCAGCAGCACCAGCAACACCCGACAGCAGCACGAACTTTGCGGCAAACCCGGATCTGCTGGCCAACATGAGCGACGATCAACTCGACGCTCTGGCCGGCAACGCCAACGACGCCGCAGCCGCAGCAGCACTCAAGGTCGAACAGGGCGATACCAATGCCAGCGCAACGCCCGGCGCTGATGGCAAGCCGACCGAGAAACCTGCGGAAACCCCGCCGGGAAGCACCGCCGAACCCGCGAAAGCCGGTGCGGCCGAACCCGAAAAGGAAGTTCTTGCGCAAGACGGGAAGCACACCATCCCCTACTCGGTGCTCGAGCGCGAACGCAACCGCGCCGTGCAAGCCGAGGCCACGGCCGCCGCCCTTGCCGAAGAAGTCAAGCAGTTGCAGGCGGGGAAGAAGCCGGATGCCGAAAGCGCAGCAGCTGCGCTTTCCGAGGAAGACCTGGCGCAACTGGATCAGGATCTGCCGGGAGTGGCGAAAGTCATTCGCGCCCAGATGTCCATGATCGAGCAGCTGACCGGGACCGTGAAAGGCATCAAGGCGGGACAGGATGTGCAGGAGAGATCAGCCGAGCAACAGCGAATCGATGCCGAGGAAGCCGCCATCGCGGCCAATCCGGAACTGGTTGCGCTGCGCACGGCCATGGCGGCCAACGACCCG